TTGGTTGAAACTTCAATTTCCTGAAATCAGATATTGTGCTTCAGCTGGGGGAATGAGAACTTCTTTGAGTGTTGCAAAGAAAATGAAAGCAAGTGGATATGTCAAAGGATTTCCAGATTTATTTTTGTATCACCCAACAATGAAACACAATGGAATGGCAATCGAGTTGAAAGCAAACAAAAAAAGTTATGCCACAAAAGAACAAAAACAATGGATTAAAGACTTAAACGACAGAGGATATTATGCTATTGTGAGTAAAAGTTTTGAGGAAACCATTGATGCTATCACAAATTATTTGAATGAAAATGTTTGATTATATCTAGCAAACAAAAAAAAAGTAAAAAAAAGTTTCATTTTGTGTTCTTTATATGAAAAAAAGTTTTATTTTTACAAAAGATTTGAGACACAAAGTTTCAGACAAAACAAAAAAACCAAACAAAAATGAAAAAAACAAATCAATCAATCGCAGGAACTTCTTTCCAAAACGTAACAATCGACATCACACCAGAAACTTTATTAGCAGTAGCAGACCACTTACAAGCAGATTACTTTGAATGTAATGATGGTCAAGACAAATCAAACTTTGAATTCATGTTTGAAACATCAGAGGGAGAAGTTTTCACAGTTTATGACTGGAAATATGGTCACGAATTAATTATGAATGAAAGAATTACTTTCAACATAGGTTCAAAAGACAGAGTAGGAGCATTAAGAGGAAAAGAAGAACTTAAAAAATTAGTTGTTGAAATCCAAGGAGACGCTGTTCTTGACAGATATTCTAAATTAAACCCAGAAACAAAAGAATGGTTAGACAAAGTATCGAAAGACTTTAACATGACAATAATCTAAAATAAAAATAACTATCAACGCCCTGGCATGAAAATGTCGGGGTTTTTTGGTAAAAAACAAAAAAATCAAACAACTATGAAAACAAAAACAATTAAACGAAATCGTTACAAGTGTCCAGAGACACGAACAGTAATTGACAGAAAACAAGTATTAAAACATTTAAGTTCTGACAAATTAGAATTTGAATTAAACGAAGACAGAGGAGTTGTAACGTTAAACGATTACAGCGAATTCAATGAGGAACGTTGTGTCATATTAGAGTTGACTGTTGACTTCTTTAACAAAGACACTTATTATCAACCAAGATGGAGCAACGGAGACCCAACCGATGTTTTGTGTTATGAAAATTTTAATATTTGTGAATTACATAAACTTGATTTTGATTGGCGAGACGAATGGGATATTTCAGACATTCACGAAGTGTTTTCAAAAAACATTGATGACATCGAAATAATAATTGACTAATCCGGATCCGGACAACAAAAAAAAGAAATCATGAAAACAGAAAAATTTATCGTTAGTAGTTATGAAAACAACATTGATGTTAATGTCAATGGTGAATACGAGTATATTAAAACGTTAACAGAAAACTCCAAAAACAAAGAACTTCAAAAAATAGATTGGTCAAAGTGTGAGTTAGTGGACACACATTTTGAAATCGAAGCAGAGTGGTTGTTTACTATTGAAATGAGGAGTTGGGGAGTTAAGACGTTAAGTGCTTACGGCACAGCAATAGCAATAAAGTCACTTCAAATAGATTATATTGACCAGGACGGAAACGACAAAGAAGTCAATCTTTATTGGACAGATGGACACTTTCCAAACTCATATTTTGATGACAATGACTTTGAAATTGAGACAGAAGGAGGAGAGGAAGGTCAATACAGACTTACTGAAATAACGATTGACTTTGATGACAAAACAATAATCACAAATTTTAACTAAACAAAAAAAACAAAAACATGGAAACAAACATTGAAACAATTAAAAATCGAATAAGTAAAGAACAATTCGATAGTTATGAAGACACACGTTTAAGTGGGTGCTATAATATGTTTAGCAGACAAGCAAGAGACGAAACGGGATTGTCAAAAGACGATTACATTTTTGTCATGAAACACTACAACACACTTGTTAAACTCTACACAAAACCCACGTTATGATGTATAAAAAAAAGAAGTTAAAAAAATACGTTTGTGTTTATTACGGCTGGATTACAGGATATGGAGATTGGGACATTGATGATTTCGTTTTAATGGCATACGACAAAGACGAAGCAAGACAGAAAGTCAAAGAACGTCTTCAAACTGTATTGACAAAGGGAGAACCAACTGTAATATTAAAATCAACGTTTGACAAGAAAATGAAATTAATTCAAGATAATTCGTTAATTGACAAAGACATTAAAAAATTAAAAACAAAACCAAATAATAATTAAACTCAAATAAAATGGCAAAAGACAAAAACAAATCCGGATCCGCAGACTTATCAGCAAAAGACCATTGTTTCAAAGTGATTGAAGCAATATGGTCGTGTAAAGACAATGAACAAAAAAAAGGTTGTTACAATATGTTAGAAACATACAAACAAAGACATGGTGACGAAAACGTAGGTGTGACTTTTATTGAAATTGAATTGAGACGATTAGAAGCATTAATAATTAAAATGGAAGAAAGACAAAAAAGACAACAAGAGTTATTAGCAAAAAGAGAAGAGGAAGTCAAGAAAGAAGCAAACGAAAGAGCACAAAAAGAGAAAGACGAAAAAGTTATTTCAATAAATTCGAAACAAAATAAAAAACAATAAGTATTTTTGACGCTTGTTTCCGTTGTGGGTGAAAATCCATAATTGGTTTTTTTGGAGAGGGCAATTTTCCTGAAGTTTCGGGAGAGTTGTCCTTTTTTTTTGTATTATTGCCAAATGACAAAACACTCAAAATATTATTATGAGACTGACAGAAACATGCCTTACAGTCCTAGAGGTTTAGACGATTATTTGGAGAAAACGTCGGAAATCGACCCGTATGAGACGACAGACACAAAACAAACACACAAACCTTATGACAAAGTAATAACGTTAAAAGTATCACAAGAAACATTTGAAGCATGGGAATTATTAAAAGAGAATTGGGGAGATGTAATAGGATATGACAATGATAGTAAGATATTTGAATTCGCAATAATAGAAGCGTTAAACGTTCCAATAGCAAGTCTCGGAGGTTTCACAATGTAATGTTAAAAACAAATTGTATTGAGTGAAAGAAACATTTAGTTATTTCAGTATAATTGTAAAAACAAAATTGATATGAAAATAAAGCAAAAAAAGGCACCTATAAAAAAGGAACAAAAGAGAACGACAATCACAAAAGACGTATTATTGAAACACTTGGAGCAGAATATGGGAAACGTCACATTAGCATGCCACTTTGCACAATGTAATCGTTCAACATATTACAGATGGATAAAAGAAGACAATCAGTTTAAACAAAGTGTTGACGATATACAAGAAGCAGCACTTGACATCTGTGAAGCAGAAATGTGGAAACTAATCAAAGACGGGAACGTTCCAACTATATTGTTTTACTTAAAGACAAAAGGGAAAAAACGTGGTTATATTGAACGTCAAGAAATCACAGGTTCAGACGGTAACCCGTTAGTTTGGAAAGAAACAAAGACTTACGAAAACGAACAATAATCAGTTTAAGTTTTAGACTAACAGATTGTAAGATTAGGTATTCTTTCAGCTGATTATTAATCCGGATCCGGAATTCAATATGGAACTATCAAAAAAACAAACAGAAGCAATCGACATATTAGAAGACAAAACAACAAACGTTTTACTTTATGGAGGAGGAGCGGGTGGTGGCAAGTCAATGTTGGGAGTTTATTGGATATTGAAATCAGCATTGAAGTATCACAACACACGTTGGGTAATTGGACGTTCAAGATTAAAGACATTGAAAGAAACAACACTTCAATCATTCTTTGAAGTTTGTAACATTCAGGGATTACAAGCAAACATTGATTACAATTACAATGAAACAAAATCATTAATCACATTGAATTACTCAAAGTCTGAAATATTATTGAAAGACTTGTTTCGTATGCCGTCAGACCCAAACTTTGACGGACTTGGCAGTTTGGAAATCACAGGTTGTTTCATTGATGAGTGTGCAGAAATAACTCCAATTGCATACAACATTTTACAATCACGAATTCGTTATCGATTAGACGAAAACAATATTATTCCAAAAGTTTTAATGACTTGTAATCCGTCAGTTGGGTGGATTTACACACAGTTTTACAAGAAGTTCAAACAAAACGCACTTCCTGAAAACCAGCGTTTCATTCAAAGTTTAGTGACAGACAATCCACATATTTCAAAACATTATATTGAACAATTAAAACAAACTGATATGTTAACTCAAAGACGTTTGTTATATGGTGATTGGGAATATTCTGATGACGCAACAAGACTGTTTGATGTTGACACGTTAAACGATATGTTCACAAATGACTTTGTCCCAGCTGGGAAACGATGCATGTCAGTTGATGTTGCAAGATTTGGACGTGATAAGAGTGTTGTGTGTGTGTGGTCAGGTTTTAGAATTGAGAAAATCTTTACATGGGATAAAAACTCTTTAACTGAATTAGCAAACAACGTAAAAGAAATAGCAGAGAATTGGCAAGTTTCACGTTCACATATTGTTGTCGATAGTGATGGAGTTGGAGGAGCAATTGCAGATATATTGATTGGAATTAAATCTTTTGTGAATAATAGTCGAGCATTGAAAAATGAGAATTACAAAAATTTAAAGTCACAATGTTATTACAAGTTTAGTGAAAGAGTTAAACGTGGTGAAGTTTATATTAACGTGAGTGATAGCAGTTTGAGACAAGAAATTATTTCAGAGTTTGAAGTTTGTAAACAACATGATATTGACAAAGACAATAAACTTTCAATAACACCAAAAGACCAGATAAAAACAATGTTGGGACGTTCACCTGATATTTCAGACGCAATTATCATGAGGGAGTTTTTAGAATTAAACAAGTCATCAATCGTTTATTTTAAGTGATGTTGCGAAAGAAACCACGAAACCAAAACAAAGTTTAATATTACTTTTGTGAAATTATGGGAAAATTAATTACATTGAATAAGAAACACGAAACTCATTTGACAGAATACATGAAACGTGTTGATGGTTTTATCTATGAAGTAACAGAAAACCAACCAATCGAAAAATGGAGAATGTTTTCACCATTAAAAACAGAAGCAATAAGACTACACAATGAGTTAGGAAAAGCGACAATGAAAGGAGAAATCAATCCAATAGGAATAGCAGAATGGGTGTTTATGTTGCCAAATTTCCTTTTGTTTGGTTCGTTAGGATTTGCTTCAGCATTAAAAACACCTGACAACGTGAGTGAAATAAATATTTTAATTGAACAACTTTATGTTGATATGTCAAACACGATTATTGAGTTAGACACGATGTTAGTTGAGAAAGAAGCAAAAGAAAATAGAAAAAAAACTAAACTGAAAACAAATAACAAATCCGGATCCGGAAATAAAAACAAAAAAACAAAATGATTAATTTAAAAATTGGAGACAAAAAAGTGGAATTGCCAAATGATTGGAGTGAAATCACGATTGAGAATTATGCGAGACTTTTAGAAATTTATGCAAGACATAATTGTTTAAATAAAGACGAACAAGAAAGTGACGAACAGTTTAACGCAGACAACGTTAAAGCAAATATGGAAGCATTAGCATTTTTAACAAAAGTTGATATTGAAACAATTAAAAAATGTAAGTCAAGCGAAGTGAATAACGTGTTAGGATATATGACTAAATTTTTAAGTGAAGTTGACGAAAAAACTTTTGAAGAAGTTGACGACAAAAAACTTTCATTTACTTTCAAAAACAAAACTTACTTTTACCCAGAGTTTAAATTCAAAGACACAACATTTGGAGACTACATTGAAGCAGCTCAATTAAACAACTTGATTGATAAACAAAAGGGAGGTAGGTTTGCAGTTTTACCAGAACAAATCGCAATATTATGTAAAGAAGTTGACGAACAAAGTTATGATGAAAAATTAATTCGAAAGAAAACAAAATTGTTTGAAAAACTTCCTATGAGTTATGTTTGGGATTTCGTTTTTTTTTTGACAAAGCAAACAATGATTTGGGAGAAAAATTTTCGAACATTTTCAAAAACGGGAACAGAATTGGAGACAGACATTCAAGAGAAAACTGGAATATAATGGAAGGATATGGTTGGTTAAATACTTTGTATGATGTAGCAAAAACAGGATTGTTTACAGAACAACCCGTTAATGCAATCAATTCAGTTAGAAAACAAAACGTTTACAACGTGTTCACATATTTGAGTTGGAAAACAGCATCAAATGAATTTGAAAACGCAGTAAGAGAAGGAATTGAACAAGAATTAAAAGCGAAACAAAACGCAAAAATGAATAGGAGACGTTAATCCGGATCCGGAAACAAATAAACTATGGCAAACTTAACAGATTTAAACGACATAATATCAGAAATGAAAACACGATGGGTTGCTAATCCATGTAAAGAAGGAGGAAGCAATGGATTTCACTTTGGTTGGCCACAAGAAGTTGACGACATACATCAAAAGACACTCCCGTTAATGATTGTAAATCCACCAAGTTCAACAATACAAGCAGGTGATATTGACAGAGAATATGGAATTCAGTCAACAAGATATGTTGTTCAAGTTTATGAATTTATCCCGTCAGATGCTTATGCACAAACACCAGAATATATTGCAAATTTTTGGGACAGTATTGAGAATTGTTTTTACACTTGGTTAGAAAACGTTTTAAATGGTCTTGGTCCAAGTAAAGTGATAATGCGAGACGGCACAATTAATATCACAAGAACAAAAGAAGCATCAAACGACAGATTGTTTATGTGTCAATTTGAATTTAATCTTTCAACATACCGAACATGCTTGACATTAGTTTAATTGAGAAAGTTGCAGTCAACATTCAAGTCATCTTGGGTGAGGAGTTAATTCGTTTGAAACGTAAGGCGTCAGGAGCGTTTATTAACTCTTTGTCTCACGTTATTGAACGTGATGGTGATTTAGGAATTGTAATTAAAATTCGTGGTCTTGATTATTGGAAAATCATAAACTATGGAGTTGAAGCAAATAAAATCCCATACACAGCTGGAAAACGAACAGGTGCAAGTGATAGTAAATACATTAATGGATTAATTCGTTGGATAAAAATAAAAGGGATAGCAAGTGACAATGATGTTGTTCGAGGTATAGCATTTGCAATAGCAACGAAGCAAACGTCAAAAGGAGTTGGTTGGGGACTTGGAAACCCTATGGACAAAGGTAAACTTGGCTTTATAGAAAAATCACTTCCAGCAAGAGAAAGAGAAATTAAGAAATTAGGAGAAGTTTATCAAAAAAATATTACATCAATGGTGATGTCTAAACTTCCGAGTATAGAATTAACAATTTAACAAAAATAAAATGGCATATCCTACAATAACAGTTCAACCAGGAAATTATTCGTTTAATTCAACAATCAATCCAATAATTATTAGAGCAACAGAATACACTTCAAACACTTTGAATTTAGTCGCACAAGTTCAAGTGTGGAACACAGTCGGTATGACACCACCATCACAATGGGTAGATTACGGCGGAAAAATGAGATGTGCGAGTGATTTAGATTTTCCTGGAAATTTCTTTTTAAACATTGAAGACATCGTCAATCCTTTGACAGATGCGTGGCTTCAAAGTCAACATGGGTTAGATAATTGTTATGCTTATGGTGGGACGTCTTGGTTAGAATTTACATTTACAGATTGGGAATATGAAGGAAACAGATTAGTTCGTGTTCGTTTACAACGTGAGTATTTGGACGCAGATGGTATCGTTCAAATAGACCCAGACATCACAACATCAAATCGTCTTGTAATACATGAAGGCTCACCGCCAAACAACATGAATTTCAGACCAGGTGTCACAAGTTGGCAACCATATCGAATTGCTTATGATAGCACAAACCAAACAGGAAATAAATTGTATTTCACTAACTATCCGAGAACAGGATTTAAACCTCGACCAAACGTTAGTCACAATGTTGCGTCGTCGGAATACATATATGATTTTTCAATGAAAGAATGGGAAGACTTTCCTATTTGTTTTTACTCAAACCCGTTTTTTACTGGTCAAACTAATAACGTAGCACTTGAAACACTCGACTTTTTAATTATGCTTGTGATGCAGACGGCATGCAATCTTTTATGATTGGACCAAAATCATTACGACTTTACAACACACCAAACGGACCAGAAGGGACAAATTTTGAAAACGTTGCTCAATATTACATCACACAAGGAAGTCAAGCGTCATCAGGAAGTGGAACGTTTCACAGTATGGCAACACCAATTAATGTCAAGATTGACAGAACTTGTGAGGGAGCGGGTTACAAAAGATTTGCTTGGAGAAATCAGCTGGGAGGTTGGGATATGTTTTCAAGTGATGGTGAATATCGAGAACAAAATTCAATTACAAGAGACACGTTCCAAAGACGAATTGCTCCATTTGGCT